AAGGAAAGGATCAAGCGCTCGTTATTGTGAACGCTTAATCTTCAGTAGGTACATACACCTGTTCGTGTATCTCTCTACCTATTGACATTAGTTCCTCATTGTCCTCAGCATAGCATAGGTGTTCAATGAGTGTTTCTACTTGGTCTTCTGATAGAGTGATGAAGCGAGGAAGATTTAATTTCATTAGCTTAGTCTCTATCCGAAATGTTCCAAGAGCCAGATGGTCTTGACTTATACTCAAAGTTGGTCTTAGCTTCTTCAGCTAACACAGCCATGATGATTGGATCATTCATTGCTGATTCATTCATAAGTACACGACCATCAAACATTGGAGTGAGATCTGAATTGAACATGGAATTAGGTTGAACTGTTTTCATATTCTTAGTATAGGATGGATTGGTTGATCATGCAAGCTCTCTTAACATTCTGTTATAAAGAGGCTTAGGACAATTCGTGTAGCTTCCGCTCACGAGCCAACCGTTATCAAGCAAGATCTGTTTCATGCAATGCTCGGTGATGTAAGTATCAAACATTTGCTCTCATCTCTTTGTTGGTGAACTCGAGCATGTCATCCAAGCGGTAATCATTTAACAATGAAACGTACTCAAGAATTACAGCGTTGGTGAATCCGTTATCACCGTCGCAAAGGTAAGCAAGATTCATACAAAGTTTCTCGCGATCTGTTTGAGTCTTTGGATCAGTGTTGAATGTCATCATGTGCTTAACCTCGTGTGTATATTCATATCATACATCCGATCAGTTGGTCTGTCTATTCATCTTGTGCAGGTTTGTGAACTGTACCATGTCAGCTTGACAAGGCGACGCGCAACAGATGCTCACATTTGAAAACGATAATCATTATCATTTCAGGTTAACCGCTCGCGCTTCGCGCTCGCTCGTCGCGCGTATGGAAATGATAACCATTATCATCCGTGCCATCAGAGCGAGCGAAGCGAGCGGGCATCAAATGAAAACGATAACCATTATCACCGCTCGCACTTCGTGCTCGCTTCTTAAATAATATTTAGTGAGGACACTATGTAATAATAATAAACAATTAATTACAATTAGTTTGTAATAAGAATTAATTAATAAATAAAATTACAGCTGCTAAGTAATAACAATTGCTAAAAATAATATCATTAAGTATAAAGAAAAAGCCCGAGACCCCTTGCGGGGGAATGGATCTCACACTCATAAATGAGATAGGCTTCACAAAATTATGTCAAATTTTTACAGCTTCTCTTGCCTCTTGGAAGGTATTATGGAAGACACAAGACCCCAGGTAACACCCTAGATAACGTTCAAACGTTCTTTTACCTCCTTCAAGGTCATATAAATGAATTGTAGCTCCCTGTGGACTCGTATAAACTAGTTTTGGCTTTCTCATACTTTTTAATAATCTTTTGCGCTTTAATCCTAGAGGTACATTCTTGTGCTTTAGTATTAAGCTTAATTAATTTTCTTACTGATTTCTTCAATAGTTTCTACCATCTGTCTGTAGCCAGTACCTACATATATCTGCCCGATCAATACAGAAATAGTAGCTAAACCCCAGAATATGTAATAATATCCTGATTTAACTTGATGTTTCCGCATGATCCTTATTAAATTGAGCTATACCTGCATCTGTTAGTACATGTTTGTACATTTTATCAAACACTAAGGGAGGTAAGGTACAAATATGAGCACCATTATTAAAAGCTTTACCTACGGATTGAGGATCACGTATAGAAGCTGCTAATATTTGAGTATCAGATAAATCCAAACTTGCGATATCTTTAATTAGTTTTAAACCGTCTAAAGAGTTATCATCCATCCTACCAACAAAGGGTGATATATAAGAAGCACCCGCTAAGGACGCTAGAATCGCCTGTGACGCGTCAAAGATCAAAGTAACGTTAGTACGTACCCTTTGCTTATTAAACAGCGTACAAGCCTTTAAACCCTCAACTGAGCAAGGTAGTTTAATAGTCGATGCAGCAGGGAACCGTTCAGCCAGTATCATACCAGAATAATACATTCCATCTGCAGTATCTTCTACAACTTCCATACTAATATCGGGAATACCCATATCGTATAGTTCTGTATAGATATCTATAGGTTTATTTCCACTTCTTTTTATCAAAGTAGGGTTAGTGGTTACCCCAGCTATTAATCCAGTATCGAATCTCTTCTTTACTTCATCTATAACAGCTGTATCTAAAAATAGTTTCATAGTTAGAGTAGATATAATATGTATATTAGGTATATCCAAAGATTCGTTGAGTCCCTTGGAGATAGAATTAGGGATATAAGTAATATAAGTATTAAGAGAGAGGAATTGTTGTCTTGGAAAGACAGCGGTTCCTCTCTAAGGAGGCGAGTCCACCCTTCTCTCCTCCTGTATACGGTAGTGGTTGGTCAAACCCAAGTAGGGGTGCCCTTTCTGCCGGAAGCACCTCTAGCTTTACGTCTTTGGTCTAGATTCATACCTAAGACCATATGATTAGCAGCTGATTTAGGATCATCTGTCCAAGTATCTAGCATATCTTGCCATTCTTCTTGTTTACGAAGTTTAACAGTTTCATATGCAGAAATAGCTAGAGCATCTGTGAAATACTTGACACCTTGTGCCAAACAATCCAATCTGTCATCGTGTTTAACAGCTCCTTTTTCTCTACACATTCTCGACATCTGATAGAAAAGCATATAGAGAAGGCGTAATTCCGGAGCTTCATCTTTATTAGAGTTATAGTCCCAATCAATAACGCTACGGTTACATATAAGACGATGTTGATTAAGAACTGGCTCCAAGCTATCAATGATTCTATCCTCCTTCCTAACGTTTGCACGGATTTCCTCTATGTCTATAGATTGTTTAGTTTGTTGGAGATGTTTTTTAAATAATTCACCAACTATTCCATCACCGAAGTTTGTTTCGATGACAAGTTTAGTAACTCCATATCTATTACATCCTCTAAGTATATCCAGCAAGGTCCGGTCAGAGTATCCATCTCTGTAAGCTCGCATTTCATGCAAGTATAGGAACCCGTTCTTTTGGGATAAGAAAGCGGCTGCTGTTTCATCTGTTCCTCGTCCAGAGGGGTCAACAGAACAAATTGTTTCAGTGTATGGACTCCACTCTCCCTGTAACTGCATTGGAGAGTAAAAGTAGTCTCCTGGAAGTCCAACTGTTGGGAGGTCTTTGATAACGTTTGAGGGGTCGGAGCACCATACAACGGCATCGGGAGCTTCAGTGGGGTTAACAGAAGTAACGACCAAATCAGCCATTTTAAGTGGAAATTTTTCAGCATCACTAAGTGAGGTATCTAGCATGAACTGAAGCATGAAGTTAGATCTTCCCATGGAAGCTTCACGATCTATCAGATCATCATTATCAAATCTATCTGGGTCTGTACATTCTCCAGATTGAGCACCTGTATCTATATCCTCTTGTAGTTGAGGAGCTATAAGCCCTTCGTAATTGGAGAGGGATTTGGGGTATCTCGCTGGCCAAACGAAGGGACGATACGAACGCTCTGCCAACTTACGATAAACAGTAAAAGTAGTCTGAGGAGTCCCGAGATACATAATACGGCTATCATTTTTGGGGGTAAGAATCGACTCTGCTTCCGTGCATAATTGAAGTAATTTCTCACGCATTAACTCCGTCATAGAGTTGCCCGGAACCTCTATATCGTCTAAGATCATCAAATCTGCGCGACTTCCTGTTAGCTGTCCAGTTATGCCCACTGACTTTACGCTTGGGGCTTGGTGTGGTGAACAGTTTACGTCGAAGCTGATGCGACTCCAGCGAGAATCGTCCGATTTCGGTTGTAGATGTTTTAGCCATGCGGTTTCAATGATTAGTTTTTGTAGGAAGATTGACATGTTGTCTGCTCTCTCTTTAGAGGCAGATATAATCATTATTTTCTTTTCCGGATCTTTAAATAGTGTCCATAACACAAAAGCACCAGTAATCCAAGACTTACCAACACCTCGGAAGGCTTGAATTTGAAGTCTTTTGGGACCATTCTGAAGGTAATCTGCAATTGCATATTGTGCTCGTGTTGGAGAAGGAAGATCTAGCTGATCCCACAAAGCTTGTAAGAACAGCTTAAAATCATCTTTTAATGCGGTTATTATATCAGTCATTTATTTAATGCTTGCAACTTATCCCATTCAGTACCATACTTACTCTTCATCATATGCTCGAAAATATATTCTTGTATCTCTAGCATCTTTGGTGCATAAGTTGTATCTATAAATACCTTTATTTCATCAATAGTCATATCTTTGAAATTTAATTTCATCCAATCTAAACCTAATGTTTTCATCTCAGCATGGACTCCATAGTGAAGTGGTTTAGGTATAGCCATTTTATTACCAACAGAAGCACCAGTAAATAATCCATGTGTCTCTTGGATATATTTAAAAATTTCAACAGCTTGTGAAGGTGATAGATATTCTGTAAGAACTGATAACAATTTAATTTGATTTAAATGGTGACCTTCCCAATTTTGTGGAACTTCTAATGATTGATACCATTTTTTAAGATCTGCTTTATCTAATGTTTGCAACTCCTCTGCAAATAATCTTTGTGTATTATGTGTAGCAGTTTCATCTAGTTTTTGTGATATATCTCTAAATGCTAATCGTCCTTCTGGATATTTTTTGGTTACTTCTTTATAATCGGCAAAGAAATTAGTTGCATTATTAGTTTTTTTATGGATTGTCCTAATATAAGGCATTTCTTTTTGTGGTACACCAGCTTCACGTAAACCATAAGCAAAATTCTGCGCCAAATTATAAACTTTTTGATCTGACATTAATCTAGAATTTCCAGCTTTTATTTTATTAGGATTCCAATCTGGTAGATCTGGATATTTTTTCCTTAGTTTATTCCAAGCTTGTTCTAACTCATTTGCAACCTGATCTATATCTTTAACAGTTTTATCATCATCAAGTAAACCAGATATAATACTACGTTTCTGAGGCTCAGTCTGCACCTTTTTAAGTACATCACCGGGGTCACTACCTTCAGGGAGTTGTCTCGCTGACATTGCAAGCTCAAATAAAGCATTTGGATCATTATTATTTACAGCTTTTAGTATTTGCTGTTGTACAGTGTAAGCACCTTCTTCGCTGAAATCAATTAATCTATTCATCTGAGAATTTGATATAGGATCATCAACAACTTTCCAAACTTTAGCTGTTGGAACATCAATAGATGTGAATCCCAATCTAGTTAAAGTTTGTATACCCTCTTTTGTAAGCTTTTCGGCACCCTCTCCTAAAAACTCTCCTAAAAATTTTTTTCCAACTCCCTTTGCAATTTTTGATTTAATAACCATTATGAAATCCTCCTACCTGTACCAGATGAATATTTTCTACGTTTTCTAGGATTAGCTCTATTAGCTGACGGAGATTGTAGTCTAGCTCGATTCGGTCCTGTATGTGCAGCATCTAATCCATCTCCATTTCCATATGTACCTAGAGCACGGTTGGCACGGTTTGCACGTCTGCTTATTGCATTACCTTTACCACTTTTATTATAACGTTTTTGTTGTTCGTTACGTTTTTTCCGTGCTGTTGGATTTCGTTTATAATAATCAGACGTTGACATTCCGGTGTAACCTCCGTTTTATAAGTTCCGGGTTAACTGTAGGTATTACTTTAGCAAGTTTATCTAAAGGATTACCATCATATTGAACTCCACTTATATCATTAGTTTTAAGCCAATCACAGGCTGCTTTAAGATCTTGAGTTGTAGCTGTGCCACTCTTAACCCTTTGAAGGAATTCAGTAGTGACAAGGTTATGCAGTTCATTAAACTGCTCTTCTGTGGCTTTAGCCATTTAACTAAATAGTTTTTCTTTTACAATTTTAAGTGCCTGATCGTCCAATTTGTTATCAGTTCTAGCAACATAAGCTTCTAATAGGTCTACTACGAGCTTCTTCACTGAATCTGACTTCAAGAAGGCGAATAGGATGGGCTTGATTAATACGATCATTGTTTTAAAGGACATGTGGTTTGCGGTTTTTGCCAAGGTTTATACCAAGGCTTGGGTGGTGTTTTGCACTTTACTATCTTTTCTTGTGCTTTTTTCCATGCAGCTATAGGTATAACATCACTACACATATGATATACCCGTGATCCGGGTAATAACATGAAACCTTTTTGCTGTAATTCAGCACAATTCTTGACACGAACTAATTCATAGTCAAGTTTCATCTTATCATGTTGTTGTTTTGCTATACCTCTACATCTATCTAGACCTTCTCTATCTAAAGGAACCATAAAATTTAATTGCATACCCCAGTTTTCAGCTACAGTATAACTCTGTTGAGCCATAGTATCATCAAAAGGAGATGTATGATTACCCATATAGAAGGGAGAAAAGGTCATAGTTGCACCATTACAGCTTATGTTTGGTCCATAATGCTGTCTGGAGGGTGCTCCATTGTTTTGAAATTGTACAGCTTGGTTTGTAACGTTCCCAGTAGCAGCTGCCACAGGATTAGATACATTTTTGTCTCCTTCCTCCGCATGTACTGGAGCTATTGAGAGAAGACTGATAAGGATACCGTAGTAGAAGTAGTATCGATTTCGCGATCTATTTCTGTTATTTCTAGTACCTGACTGGCTGCTCTTGTTACTATTTCTAGTGTAAAGTCCGAACCAGCTGTTGTCATGTTGAATACCGAATCTGAATCCGCTATACCACCTGACGATGTTGAGGTATGGGTTATATTGTCTCCAGACCATTTGTTTAACGCGGACCCATAAGTTGTGATGGTTATTTCCTCCACTATTTCTTGGGTCGTTGTCGTTGTTGAATTCATCGACCCTTGGGTAAACTGTGGGGTCACTAATTCTGCTCTTGCTACCGAGGGTGATGCGAGTAGGAAGAGTAAAAGCCATTTCTTCATTCTTCCTTTTTCTTTAACATAGGACAATTTACAGGTGTATTACCTTTACCATTCTTATTACCAGTGGTCAAGCCAAAAGTAGCGAGTGCTCCCGTAAATACCGAAGCAACGAACGTGATATCTGAGTTACCAGATTTCTTAACTACTGGAATATCAATGTAATTCAATGTTATTATGAACCCGCTCCAGACAACTACGCCAAGTCTGACGAATGTTCCAAGGATCTGGATTTGGTGTTCTTGATCCTCAGCAGCATCTTTCAGCTTTCCGAGGAGTCCTTTCTTTTTTTCTTCCGGTTTTCCTTCCATTTGTTAACTTTAGCTTGTAGTTGTTTTTGAACTTTCTTTTTAATAGGTTCAAATAAGGATTGAGTAACAGAAGTCGTAGCTACTGCCACTACAGCTGTTGTTACAGCCGTCACCACTACCGCTGTTTCCGGTATTGGCATCTGTATATCTATTACAGGTATCTTTAAAGTAGGTGGTTCTACTTGTTCCTCTTTTGTCTCCTCCTTCTGAACGTCCTCAGGCGGCTCTAAATCAGCTGGAGGTACGATCATAGGCTTATAGGCTGGAACGTCCGCTGTAGGCTGTCTGAGGTACATCTGAGGGATGTCTAGAGCTTTGGGTAGGGTAGGTGTTGGAAGGCGGATAGGATCCATTAGTCTATAGTTGGACCATAAGGATCACTCGGCCAGAGTGTTATACCACCTGTTCGGTTCCCAGAACTATCAAAAGTACCATCAATTAATGTTTTTAATGCAGCTATATCTGAACAGTTATTTATTTCTGTTTCACGTGTATTGCATGTAGTTCTTATGTTATCTCTATAAGTAACAACTTGCGAATCTATTGCAGTACCCTTCTCAGATTTACGTGTTACTTGCCAATCATAGGTTGCTAATAATGTATTTGCTGTTTCTTTACTTAAATTGATCCAATAAGTTTTTGTTTTTGCTAAATCTTTAGCTGTAGAAGCATTCCAATAAAACCTTTGGTCATATGTAGCTTCATCTGCAACCTCTGTTATACCGATTGCATTTTTCTCAGACAACGAAGTTAGTCGTAACCAATTCGCTGGGTAATTTACACCATTTGATGTAAAAGGTACATCAACTGGCAATGTGTTTCCATTTAGTTTAAATGCCATTTTTACCTCGCATTAGCATATTTAAAAGGTCGTTCGGCAAATGCCATATATATAAAATTCGATCCACTTTCGTTTGCACTAGCATCAGTGCCTCTTAATTTGAATCCATTAGAATATAAATCAACTGCCCAACCATCTAAAGCTTCTTCTGCATTAGTTGCGTTAGATAATAAAGCTGTTCTAGTAGGATTATATCCCTCAACTTTATTATGCCATATAATCCAATGACCACCACTTTTTACCATAACAAAAGCTGGTTTAAATCCGGTGAACACGAAAGGTCCATCGGCAGCTCCATTTCCTGTATAATTTCCAAATTTAGAAAACCCTTCAACTCCAGACCAACCCCACCAATAGATTGTTGTTGAACTAGCATTTACAGCACCATCACTATAGAGAGTAAATAAAGTACTAGTTGGTAATGTGTTATTCCACATAAACGCACCACTAGTAGATTTTCCTCCTGATCCTTGCCATTCGTAGTAATCGTCTTCTGGTGAACTAGAAGTTTTATGATGGTAAACAATCCAGTTATCAGAAGTACGTTTAATGATCATCCACTGTGGGACAGCATTTAATCCATGCTCAACTGTAGCTCCAGCCGTAGCATTTCCTGTATAACTTAGATTTGAAAAACCTGCTGTTGTATTTGCTCTTACTGATGAATTTATTGTTCCAGCTGTTTCAGCAACTGCAGCACTTCCTCCATTCCAACAAAATGCAACATAGGTGTGAGTATTAGTATTAGAAGAGTCATTAGCTCCTACACTAAAACCATTAGCCGTAAAAGCTGTTAAACCATCACTAAGGGTATCATCATCTGCTGTACTATTAGGAATATATCTCAAAGTAGCTCCTCTCATTGCATCATATAAACAATGATTTTCAGCTGCATTACGTTCCTTTATCCAGACCAATTCAGGTTGAAACGAGAGCGTAGAGAAAGTTTGAGTACTACCATTTCCAGTATAAGTTACTATATCAAAATGATCTGAAGGTTTTGTAATAGTTGGATCAGGTAAGTTAGATGTATTTATCTTATTAAATCCTGTTGGTGGTGTATGTGCAAAATCCATATTAGCACCAAAGTTCATTGTATAATCTTCATTATCATACAAAGCAACGCAAGGACTAACTGGATTTGTTATTGCAGTTGATCCGGCATTTGCTCCTGTTGCTGGATTACCTGAATCAAACCATGTTCCTGATTTACCAGCCCAGAATTTACCAGCATCCATATCAACAGCGAACATCATTACATCACCGTCAGAGATAGCTGATCCATAGGAAGAAGTACTACCACTTATTCGTTTATGTCCATTTGTAGATCTGATTGTACAACTATTAGCATTATCTCCACCTCTCGTAGTTAGTGGATCTGTTTGATCTGATACACCAACAAAACCGTTTCCAGTGTCAGTACAAACAACTTCCCAATACCATTTTCCTGATGTTAAGAAAAAAGTAGACTTAACTAATTTGAAACCAGAAGAAACGTTAGTAACTAAGTTACCATCAGACAAAGTGACTGAACCGTTATCATTAGGATTTAATGTACACCAATTGTTGCTAGGTGTATCTTCAAAAGAGTCATTACCTGCACCTGCTGAAACTGAGAAGTTTTGAGGAGTAAAGTTATTACCGTTCCCAGAAGAATCTTTGCCTAAGGTTGATGCTGTAACGCCTGAATTGTCTGAGAAATTTAGATAGAATCCATTCGTTCCATAACTTCCAGTATATTTTTTAGGTTTCCATTGGCCTGTATCTGTATCTGTTTCACCAAAATTACTGGCATCTATTTGCTGCCCATCAATAAGATGTACCTCTGCCATATAACCACCGAAGCCATCAGAGCCATCACCTCCAACATGGTGGTCACCTGCGGCATTCATAGCAATAGTTAAACCACTAAGATTAGCGTTTGTATCAAAAGCTGTTTCTCTGACTCCATTAATCCAAATTTGATGCCGATCATTTGCTGTTCCGTTATCTGTATTAGTATTGCATAGGATATGGTACCAAGCATTAGTATCCCTAAATTTTCTTGTTGTTACTAATAAACTAGTATCTCTACACATTAATTCCAAACGATCACTAGCATCAAAATTAATTCGGTCAGTAACTGTAGTATCTGTTCTCATTAAGTATTGACTATTAACACCTAACATTGATCTCTTTACCCAACAACTAAAAGTAAAAACCTTTGTATTACCTGCTCCACTAGGAGTCCATTCAAATCGAGAATCGTCAGTATTATTATTCAACCTAACTGATCTATTTATTTCATAGGTACTTGCAATTCCAGATGCACCTAGTCGTGTTAAAGTATCGAACATGTTACTTCACATCCAAACTAGCCACACATTGTATAGTATCAGCTGCGGTTACCACATAATCTATACGATCTACAGCTGAGGCTGTAGTTGTTAGTGTAGGTGCTGTGCCTCCAACCCATTTAAATTGACTTTGCCATGCACAAGTCCTTGAACCAGTACCATCTTGTGTGATTATAATAGATCCACTTTGTCCAATGGATTCAGTTGTAGGGTTCTGTACTGTAACATTACCAGTAAGTGTCATGGTAATATAGTTAGCAACAGTAAAGTCAAATGTAGGGTTACTGTTGACATTACCTAAAGCATTTTGAACAGCTTCGGAATGTCCAAATAACTTAACTCCAGCTGATTTTGTAGCAAATTCTTTAGTATTATCATAATAAAGATCTACACTACCATCAGCAGTAAAGACAGCACAAGTTTCATCAGCAGCTTGTTTTTTAATTTCAACAGCACTACCTCTAATTCTTAATGCTCCTGTACCTGCATCATCAATATAAGAGTTTGATGCATCATGGTATATACTTAAATCATTACTAGCACCGAAATTTGCTTTAACATTATCTGAAAATTCTAAAGCATCATCAGATTCATCCCATGTAATATCTTTTCCAGTATTAGTACCATTATCCAGTACTACATCTCCAGCAACAGTAAGCCCAGTTAATGTACCAAGTGCTGTTACATTACTTTGAGTAGCACCTGTAACGGTTGCAGCAGTACCTGATGCATTACCAGTTACGTTACCTGTTAGATTACCTGTAAATGCCGTAGCAGTTACAGTACCTGTACTAGGATTATAATGGAAGTCTCCATCAGATTCTAATCCAACATTACCTGTAGCAGAAGCATCTTCTATAAAAGGAACTAAATTATTTTCATTAGTACTTTCATTATCTGCAACACTTACATGAGCCGCATTAGTTGCGTTAGTTACAGTAACTCCAGCAATAACTGTATTAAGTGCAGTACCACCAACTGTAATAGCGTCAGCTTCTAATGTACCATCAAAGTCTCCATCTACAGCATCTATATTCCCTACAAATTCTGTAGAAGTCAATTTACCTGTACTTGGATTATAACTAAGTCCTGTATCTGATTCTAACCCTTGGTCTCCTGTAGCTCCATCTACAAAGACTGGATATACAGTTTCATTATTAGAATTATTAGCAGTTATATTCATTACGGCTTGAGAAGATGGTGCTACCCATTTCATGCCACCGCCTGTAGTTGAATCAGCTGTTAGTATGTATGTATCAGTTGGAGCATTATCAATATCTAATTTTACTTCTTTAATTGTATCGTCATCTATATCTGAGTTTGTAACATTACCAGCTGAATCTAATTCCATCAGTTTCCGTAGAACCTGAGTTTGATTAGCATTTAAATCGCTAGCTGTTACTGATGATCCCGCACTATAAGTAGACCTTGCGGTAGGACTACCCATATCTGTATTGGGATATATTTCTACAGAACCACTGGATAAATCAGCTCCACCAATATGTATGGTTTTAGCTGATGTATCTACAGAGTATTCTCTAGGTGAGGCGGATTCATTTATTGTTGAAGAGGTATACGTTAATACAGTATTATCAAGCTCTACTTTGACTTCAGAACCTTTGAATACATCGAAACTACCCGAGTAGCTAAATGTATTAGCTGTCCCTGTATTAGCGGAATATGCTCTTGTTACTTTTGTGTGTGCCATTTAGTTACTAAGGGTTATCTATATAATTTAAAAAGAGGACTTGTGGTTAAGTTACTTCTTTCATTAGCGTTTCTTAATTCATCTTGTTTCAGAATTAATTCTTTAATTTTAGGATCATCTTGTATAGAAAGGAAAGCATTTTTTTTAGCTTGTCTAAATAATTTATTAATAACTGTATTATGAAAATAAGCTTTATTTGGATTTAAACCAGACTTACCCGGATTTGTACTATCGTTTTCCATTTGTGCTACAGAGTCTCTTATTGATTTAAGTCTAGAGATATAATTTAAGGCTTCCTCTAAATTTTTAAAGCTTCTATTATTAAAAGAAACAGGTGCATTACCTATAGCATTTTGGAATTTAGATCTAGCATATGCATCATCTCTAAAACTATAACCATTATAAGATCTGGTAGATAAATTTAAATCAAAATTACTATTCTTTAATAATTCTCTACCCGGTGAATTTGATTTAAAATTTAATTGTACAGGTGAAATCATATTAAATCCACGTTGGAAAAAATTCCAATTTTTAATCGGATCACCATTTAGAATATCATATTTAATCGGTAACGGATCTGTGAATGGGTTTGGCTTTGCAAAACCTTCAGCCCATTGATTTCTATTTCGTATTGTGGACCATATATCAGAATCTAATTCTTTCATATATGGATTAATGAATTGACCTATATCACTACGTAAGGTTGCTAAAGGTGCTGTGTTATTCATTACTGAACCTATACCTTTATACCATGATCGAGGGTTTTGAAATGTAACCATTTCGATTAAATCATGTAAACCAGCTAAATAAGTTTTACTTGTTACACCTCGACCAATAACAAAAGCTACGGCTTGTATTCGATCTTCAGCCCACTCTGGACCCATTAATTCCATATTATCTCCTATATCAGCTATAGCAGAAAACAATAAATTATAAGGCTCTAGAGCACTATAATCAATAGACAAATCTCCGAAACTAATAGTATTTGGTTTCCATTCTTGACTTGTTATCCATGCATTTCTAAGGGTTCTATCTGCGGGTCCATTACCTGTCAATTCTCCTGACATATATTTTTGGATCATTATCATTGTAACAGTAGAACCAACAGCTTGTCTACCAGTAAATAATGATCTAGCTATAGCTAATGTCTCATGGTCTTCTATACCATACTTATGTAACTCAGTAAAATCATCACCTGTATGTCTTAAAATAGCCCGACTTTCATCCATTAACGCACCAATACCGGGTAGATTTTTGGTTGATAGTTTTATACCATTTATACCTGTTCTAGCAAATAAATAAAATGGTTTTGCTTGAGGTACAAGTTTAAATAAATTATCAAAAGCCTCTCCTAATTTACCTATATCTTCAGTTAATGTGATTTCTTCAAATTGCTTTCTAAGCCAACTATCTCTTGTAAGTTGGATATTACCTTCTTTATCTAATAATTTATTAAAATAGTTATCTTCAATTTTCTTTAGTACTTGCTCGTTTAATTGGGCATTTTCTCCAGTTTCTCCTAAAACTTCAAGAACAGCTTTTTCTTTTGCTCTAGCTCTAGCCAATAACCATCTAGCAGTATCATCTATTGATGCTAATACCCTTGTATTATAATTAGTCCAACGACCATTATTAACATTATTAACTATATTACTTACCCGTGCTGCAGCTTGTAACCCTTCACTACCACGTGTTTCTGCTGCTGCTATAAGCATTTCAAATTCACCTTTACTTGGTGCATTAGGACGCTTCCCTTTAAAACGAGTTTTTATATCATTAATATCTGCTGACCAGTTAGACTCCATACTTTTCCAAAAAATATTCCAAGATTCTGGTATCAATTCTAATGATCCTTTTAATTTAGCAACAGAAGCTCGTCTATTTATAGTATTTCCAGTAAACGGTTCGGTCAATATAGCTCCGACTGCTTGGTTGAAATTATTTAAATATAAATTAGCTCCAGTTCCTAATAAAGCTCTTAAAGGAGTTTTAGGTCCACTAAGAACACTATTAATATACATTTCTTGTATTTCATTTATTAAAATACTATCTCCTATTTTATCATTAAATTGACCACCTATTAGCTTTGCTTGCAGCCATTTATCAAAATCAGTCCAATTATGTATATCATCAGATGCTCTAAATAAGTCTAATAATGCTTTCGCAACTTCAGGTGTATTACGTTTTTTTAAGATGCTCATCATCATTTCAACACCTTGTTTGGTATTTGCATGTAGACCTTTAGTGGATTCGTCTACACGTTTTTGTATAGCATCTAGTACTTCTCTTGTGATTGGGAATCCCTGTTTTTTAGCTGCTGCTAATTCTTTAAGAATCAATCGAGAACGTTTAACATTTGTTAAACCTACAACAAGATTATCTGCTAGACCTTTCATCGGTCCATTGACACTAAAAATATTTACGTTTTGGTGTAATTCAGTAGCAGCTATTGCTCTATCTCTTAATTCACTTAAAAGTGATTGATTAACAAGATCTGGAGCAACTATATTTTTTACAAACCAATGTTGGATACTATTAGGATTTTTTGCTGTTTTAACAGTCATTTTCCTTTTTAGAAAATCTCTACCCCAAAAATCCTTTCGTGATAAATCTCCTGATAATCTACCAGTTACATCTTGCTGCCTATCTAAAACATGACCATAAAGCTTATCTAAATCAAGCTCATTATTTGTTAAGGATTTTAAATAAGTTAAATATCTAGGATCTGAATTTATATCACTAACAATTTTTTCATAGTCAAAATCAGATATACCTTCTTTACTTAGTCTTTCAGTCTCTAATGGATTATATATATTACCTGCAGATCCTCTAGTACCGAAATTACCATTCTCTGATATTTGGTTTGATCTATTCAGAATTTCAACTGGTGTATCCTTTGGTAAAACTACTCCCTGTCCTTTTGTCTTTAATTCTTGAGGGAGAGTATAACCATCAAATAAATTTAATTGAACACTCTTATTTTCTAGAATTTCTTTTTGAACCTTAAATTTTTCCTGATTTGTTCTATGTAGAGTTTTAAGTAAGTCTTCAGCAGAACTAGAACCATAAGTATCATCAATTATATTTCGTATTGAATCTATATTTATTGGATTCCAACCTTTTTTTAACAAAGGAAGTTTAGGTTTTGTAGCTTTATACTCAAAGAAATGTTTGAACTTTCTTCCAAATTTGGAGGTTTCAACCCATTCAGGTAAAGTTTGATTACCAAATACTGAATGTTTTCCAGAACCAAATACATTTTCAAAATTTTTACCAATCTGACCTTTACCAAAAACAGTTTTACCGAATACATTAAATACATGACTAAAGATTACTTCTTCACCAAATAGCATAGAAACATTCATAAGTCTTCTTACAATTGGATCAGAACTAAATCCAGTTGCAACTGATGGTAAACCTTGAGAGAATTCAGGTATATAATTATAATAATTTTCTAATGTAGGATCTTGTATTTTACTCCTAAGATATTCTGGAGTATATGGTGATTTACCAGTTAAAGCAGTATAGTTATGTGCATACCCCTCTCCAGAAAGCATGTTTCCGCCTAAGAATGTTGAAGCTTCTATAAATGCGCCTTTTCCAAATGGTGTACGTAATCCTAAAGCTGGCAAAGCCTTACCTTTGAATGCCCATCCTGACAATGCAAAACCTTTATTAGCTACTAATGCCTTAGCTACAAAAGGTAAAGATAGTAGTGCTGGTGGTCCATAAAAACCAACATCCTCATATATACTATCTGTACGTTGGTATGGTCTGTTCGCTGGATTAGACATTTTCTTTAACCAAGGAAATTTATTAAAAGTCTCTTCCGGAATCCAAGGTTCATTAGTATCGGGGTCTATTGCAGTACCTTCTTGATATCTATTATCGCCTTCTGTATACTGTATATTAGGCTTAAGACCTTTTATTTGACCTGTTAACCAAGAACCTAACGGACCACCTAACAAACGTGTTGCTGGATCAATTTGATCTCCATAAGTACTTTCATATGTTAGTTCAGGTAGGGTTGTAATAGCCGTAGTAAGGTTTATTAAACCATTCTTCAATGCATTATATCTTTCTTCTCTCCATTCTTGACCACCAACAAGTGGAAACCCTTTTTGCCAAGAGGACATTGGTGTTAATGCATGGCTCCTTTTCTTTTGAATATCAATAAAATTATTTTTTATTTTAAAAGAATTAGAAGGCACAGAACCACCAAAAGCCTTTTCACTACCACCTAAATTATTTGAGCTAGTTCTTGTTACAGTTAATGCATCTGTATAATCAACTATACCATCATTGTTTGTATCATATATTTCTATAAGTTCTTTATGTGAATTAATATAATTCAATTGTTCTTGTATTATTTCACCATCCTTAGTGTTTTTAAGTATAGCCCAAGCATGTTCTTTATCATTAGTGTATTGTATATTACTTGCTGTTATAGCTACTTCAAGGTCTTCGGAGGAGGTAGGTATATTATTTTCTAGGTTGTCTTGAAAAGAAATATTAGGCTTTGCACCTTTCAGATAGTTACTCTGAGTAGGATCAAACCCTTGCGGAAAATTGAACAAATCTAAACGTGTGGAATCTTCTTCAGGAAATTTAGGTAAACCTTCAGGAAAAAATTTATTTGTATCAAGCTTTATATCAGTATTGAATGCATCAACAACATCCATATCAGATTCTTGAAAAGCGTTACCTACTGCGCCTATTCGTTCGTCTAATCGTTCCTTCAGTGTAAGTGGTAAAGCCGCTCCTACTTTTTCTAATTCTTCGTTTTTTTCTGTTCTTAATTGGTTATAGTTCTGTTCAGCTTCACTACCTCCTAAACTATTTAAAATATTATTCTGATCTTGACCAGCTTGATATACTGCTCTGTCAAGAATTAAATCTTTAAGATCTTCTGTGTTTTGTTCTGATGTACTCATGTATTATACCTCTATGATTTTAAATAATTTGGTGTTATAAGACTATATACACTTTGGAACCCAATGGCAGGATCACTATATATACCATACGTAGCTAGTGCAAGTAGATGTAAGTATTGTTGTTGTCTAGATTGTCGGTCATTAAATTTAGTAGAATCATTGAGATTAGCTAATAAACCCGAAAAAATAGGATCAAGATTGCCTTTTGAACGAATTTCGTTAATCTTGGCTTGAAGATTGTCATTAGTCTCGTTCTGTTTTTTTCCGGTAGTACCTTCTGACTGTGGAGGTTTTGCTATATGAGCTTTAATTATCTTTTGTATTATTTCATCCGGAGTACCGAATTCATTTATATTTAAACGTTTAGCTAGATCCTCAAAATAAGCTCGGTATGATTGATGATCTATTTTCCATCTATCCCTAATCTCATCCTCAGTGAAATTAAATGAACTCCACTTTGGATCATTAGGATCAAAATTAGGATCTGATAATATTAAATTTTTTATATATGGAGTAGTCTGCTCTATAACAGTATTTTCCAAATTTTTATCTTTGCCTAATGTGTTATCCATTTCCGAGACAGTTGCGTTTAGATCAGTCGTTCCTTGAACAGTTTGTGCTATTGGAATTGCTTGTATCCTCTTTATTGCCGCATTAATTAGTGGGTTTTCTAGAGTTATTTCATCTTTTTTACCAGTTTTTGTCTCTTCAATTGGACCTAAAGGAGCTGGAGGTATACCGCTAAAAGCTGCTATATTTTTTGTCTCTTCTTTATCTGGAATTGTTGTACCATATAAAGCAAAAGCCATAAGAGTGTCGTGATCTCTTACTCCAAGTATTTCGTAAGCATATCTATATCTTTGTTGCGCCCAATCAAGTCCTATTTCATTCATCTTTTGTTCTAGATCGGATGTCGGTAACCCGGGTACTGCAGCAAAAGTTGTATCACTTAAAATATTATTAACATTACCTTCTATGGCATCCACCATTATCTTACCATTATCACCAGTAGCATCAATTCCTAATGCTATATTATCTATTTCATAGCTACTATCATCTTGATCTTTTAACAATGCATTTATTCTGTCTTTGATTTTTTGGGCTTCAGGACCTTCAGCATTTCTAAAAGTATCCCACTCTCCCTCAGATATTGCATATTTTTGCAAGCTAGGATTATTTTCTATTAGCGTTTGCATGTCATCAGGAGTCATAGAACCTAACAAGCCACTTTCCTTCCTTAAGTTTATTAGCTTATCTTCAATAGTTAATAAATTGCTTTCTTTTTCTTGTTTTGTAGTCTCTTGTTTTCCCTTTATGATAGCGTTTTCTAGTGCTATGATTTCAGCTCTTTTATTTGGCCAATGCTCTTCAATCGTTGGATATTTGCCTTTTGCATTTTTTTTTAATCCAAGCTTTTTTGCCATATCTTCAGATATTTCTAGCTCAAGAAACCTATCTATTATGCCTTCATCTGTGTAAGCCATTTCAGCTATCTTACTATGAATTAAATTCCAACCTTCTTGATTACCTATAACATCAGTACCTTTAGCGTTAGAAGTATTTCTAACACCGTCTAGAAGAATTGAAACATCTTGACCAGTCATTTCTTTACCATTCTTAGTACTATTCCCAAAAATCTGGAAAGCCTTTACTCGTTGTTCAGAACCAATCTGAACATTAACTTTTTGTCTTTCTTGAGTTAGCCAATTATCTTTAGCAGTTTGGATTTTCTTATTAAATCCAGTGTTACGTCTTATTTCAGGAGAAAAGTTATTTGCTCCACTGTTTTCTAATAGTTGTGCAATAACAGTATCAACTTTGACTGATGCCTGAGCGAAACTTTTTGGAGAAATATCTGCTATTCCTGTTTCCATTTCTTGGACTAACTGTTCTGGCATAGTTTTTGCTATACTATTTAAACGTTCGGCGGCAAATCCATATTGGTAGAATGGTGAGTGCTTTAGTATATGGTCAGCATTAATAAGTTTTTTTTCATTTTCTTTATCAACTATTGAATTACTTGCATTTTGATATTCCTGATGAACCCTCTTTAACAGCGTTAACTTATCGTTGAATTTTTTATCATTAGTTTTCTGATTGTTCTCTTCTTTCTTAAGAGCTTCAATTTTTTTATTAAGATCTTTAATTTCTTTCTCAACAACTCCAATATTTTCGTATCCACCTTCTTTTAGTAGTCCTTTTCTCTTTTTTTCAAGCTCACTAATTGCTGCATTTATATCACTGAAATTTTGAGGTTCAGCTTCTCGGCCTTTAAGTTCTTCTTCTTTTTGCCACTTCAATCTTCGTCTTTTGACTTCATCTTTTAAAGACGAAGAGAAAGTTCCTAATGCTGCTGCATTTTCTATAAACCTATCACTTAAATCTGAAGCAGCTTGAAGGTTTTGATTTTTTAAAGTACCAACATTGAAACGTGATCTTGATTTTAATTGAGTGATTCTGTTACTTGCTGATGATGCCATAATTAATTTTTAGGTTCTAGGGTTATTTTTTCCATCAGGCAATTAAAAAAGATCCGCCTGCTGATCCGCCTGGTGGTCCGCCTCCTGATCCGCCGCCTCCTTTTTTATTTCTAGCCCAAGGTTTAGCTTTAAATAATTCACTAACACCAAAAGTTGTTAAACCTTTTGCAGCTAGATTAAACATTAACTTAGATCTAGAAGGTGCAGATTCTAAGTATGGAGCTACTGGAGTATGACCATGAGCTGGAGAGAATCGTATTGCTTGCCAAGCCTTATCAGCTTTACTAGCTGCATCTGAAGCAACTGTTGTATCTTTATAAGTCACTGTACGATCTTTAGCAAGGATCATTTGTGCAGTTTCGTAGGCTAAAGCATGACCGACTTTTCTATATGGGTCATCAGCTACACGTTGTGCTGTAACACCTGTCTGTTCACCTGCATAGTCATTTTTATATAATTCAGTCAATGCTTCAATTTGTTTGAAACTATGGTGAGCATATAATTCATCTAATTGTTGATCGGCTTCAAGCCATTGGTCAACCATAGATTTATAAATATTATCTTGGTCAATTTCTTGATCTATAACTTCATTTTTCCACTCAGAATTATTCAGAATAACATCTGACATATACTCTTCATTATCTAAGTTAAAATTAAGTAATTTAGCTCTGTTACGGGCAAAGACACCTTCTGTTTCAGCAGAATGTGCTGATATAGAAGATATTGCATCCAACCCAAACATCGTAGCTGATACTGCGTCACACACGGCAAAATTCGATAAAGGTCAATTGGTTAGGACCATGCTTAAGTTCTCTTAAGAATTTGAATCCTAGAAACTTTAGAAGTTTAAGATGAACGGTATTACGTTTATCTACAATATTCCAAAGAAGTTTTTCTTTTCTGCTATCAACGAAACGTTTAGCTTCTCTAGCAAAGGTAATGGGATATTCATGTATTGCGGGTGTGCATAACATCCATATCGCACCGTTAGTATGTACTCCGGCTAATCCGGCAGTCTTGCCGTTAGGTACGGTAAAGTACACTGTATCGCCTATAAAAGCGGCTTGAGGAAGGTGGAAAAGCGGGAAATGGCCATGGCCCTCATAAACTTCTCTATAGTCGTCAGGGCGTAAATTAGAGGCCACTTCAACAGCAGCCTCCATTGTAATTGGGTGAATGTATTTAGACACGTCTATAATATTTAGGGTTATAATCTCCTTCCCAAGTCATTGAATGAAGTGTTGCGGGAGCTGGATGAGATGATTTTAAATGTAAACTTAAATTAGTATTTCTATCGTATACAGGTATAGTATGTATATAATCGTCAGTAATACCTATTTTACTTGCTAAATAATTATCCCATTCTATAGATTCATAAGTTTTACTATAATCTGATCTACCTGTTCGTTTTAAAGTAGTTTCAATTAAACCTACTGAACCAAAAGTTAAATTAACTCTATGGACTACTAATGATCCACGGGTTTCAGATTTCACTTGGCCTTCACCTGACTGTTGTATATAAATCGTAGGTAGTTCTACTTCAAATTCATATAGGTATCCTAGTATAATATCTTGTCCAGTCCAGTCACCTTCAAATTCTATATTAGTACTAGCTACTGTAGCTTCTCCATATTTACCAATATTATTACCAGAAGTATGGCAAAAGACTGCTAGTTGTTGAGAGCTATTATAACCATCTGGTTTTGTGAAACTAGTTTTATTCGTTGTTGCAGAATATGATAGTGAACCTGATGCAATGAGTGATTTAGTATCTAGATGAACTAAGTATTCAGATGGAGCTGTACCTACTGATAATGTGTCTGTAGCTTTCTTAATATCTATAGCTTCTAACGTATAAGTACTGCTATTCTTTATAACAGCATAATACGTATCATCCATTGATACATGATAAGTTACAGTACCCGGTAGTTCCCATCTAAACCAAGCATCTTGTACTCTTTGCTCACCTTGCGTATAGAATTTATAACCCCAAACTTCTTTGTTATTTTCAGTACCAAATAGAACCATCTGATTTTCTACTGATTCAGCTAGTAATGTGATATCATCTGGAAATAATTTTGATATTAGTTTAGTTTGTTCTAGTACTTGAGGTTCTCCATTCCTTTGTATACCAGCCATTTCATGGAATCTAGTACGTTTAGCAGTACTATTCAACCAACCTGCAGAAGTACCTAAAGAAATTGGATGTGTTTTTTCATTAAATGCGTAAGATGATAAGAATGAAATTATAGCAGTTTCAGGTGTTAATTGTGTTTCATCTGTTTTCAATAAGAACTGTTGTGAAGCACTAAATACTAATAAACCTGCATTAACTTCTACAGCATCAAATAATTCTGTTGGGTAGGTAGAACTAGATTGTAAATCAATTGGGTCAGCATTAGCTATAGTAAACGCAGTCTTAGCCCAGAAATTATAAAAGTCATTAGTTCTAGATAATATAACATTTTCTTCACTTAATAATCCAATTCTATTTCTAAAGAAGAATATCTTATTAATTGTACTACCAACAAAAGATGGTTTAGGGTTAGTAATATCATCACCTACACCTCTTTCATCCCATGCAGGGTAACCGAATCTAAAGGCACCATTTGTATAAGCAGCATTAGACCCACCATTAATACTGAAATAACCATTGGTTAAAGTCTGTGCATTATTACCTGTACCTGTAAGGTTGACAGCAACTCCAGCATTAGCATTACTAAGACTAGAAGCTAAAGCTATAGTATTAACACCAGCATTAATTGCATAATAAATAGTGTCATCTGTAAGACCTGCTAAAGTTGTACCTCCACCATTATCATATAAAAGAGTATCACCTGTAGATAAACCATGACCAGTAATAGTGATCTGCTCATTACTAGTATTAACTGCAGATGTAGCAATTGTATGTTGTGTACTAGGTAAAACTCTAGTAAGATTTAAAGGCATGGTATCCGGATCAAATGCAATCTCTAAATTCGGACCTGCACATTCTTCCCATACACCTGTACCAAAACGATTTGGAGTTAACTCAGCAGTAGCTGAAAATACCTGACTATTATTACCTGTACCTGTTAAGTCAATAGCAGTACTAGCATCAGCATTAGCTTTAGTAGTAGCTAGTTTGAAGTTATTTGCATCAGTTTTAATACAGTAGTATATTGTATCATCTGTTAAACCTGCAAGTGTTGTACCACCTCCATTACTATAATGTACTTCATCTCCAGTTGAGAAGTTATGAGCAGTTAAAGTAATAGTTTCAGTGCTTGTATTAACAGCACTAGTAGCAACAGTACCACCTATATTTGTAGGTACATCTTGTCTTAAAGTTAAAGTATCAGCTGAAGGAACTGTACCTATTTCATGCCAACCATCTGTTGCATTACCACTTTTAAAATCAACGATAACACTATCAGTCGTAGCTAAACCATGTGCGGTTTTAGTAAAGGTTGCTATACCATGAGTATAAGTTAAAGATGTAGAAGTAATAATACCAGCTGCAGCATCAGTAACATCAAATGTATTTTCTTTTACATTAGCTATAGTATATGTACCATCAGTAGCAGCTCCACTAAATGTAGCAACAATCTGATCTCCAGTTACTAAACCATGAGCTGTATCAGTTATAGTTACAGTATTTAAAGCAGTTGCTAAAGTTTGAGAATTATTACCTGCTCCTGTTAAATTTATAGCTGTACCAGCTGTTGCATTACCAGATGATGTAGCTAATTTTATAGTATCTTCATCTACAATAATAGCATAATATGTTGTATTATCAGTTAACCCTGTTAAAACTGTACCACTAGCATCATCATAAAGTAATGAAGTTCCGGTAGTAAATCCATGAGCTGTAATAGTAATAGTATCATTACTTGTATTAACTGCACTAGTTGCTATAGTATTTGAACTACCTCTAGTATAATTTGCACTTTGAGCACTACTTGCAGTTCTAGTATAGACACCTGTTATTGAATTATTTTCATCTATATTATTAACTTTAAACTTAAGGTAATAATCATCTTGATCTTCACCACTATTAATTACCTTTACAATATAACCATGTCTACAAGTTCTTGGTAAATCATCAGGAGTATTAGCGTCTGATGTGATAATATCCATCAATTGGGTTTCTGAAGTCGTTACATTGAAAGGTGTAGAACGATATAAATGTATTCCATTACCAGCAATTGTAGTAGTAATTCCAGTATCAGGTATGCTATCAATAGCATTTTTCATTCCAGCTAAAATGCTTTCTGCTGATACATTTTCAGCAGCATTAGAAGATGTTGATTCAGGTCTTATTAAACCAACATTAGCTCTAGCTGTAATAGATATATGATTAGTTACTTTTACTTGAGTTTCTAAACCTTTAATTGATGTGTATGTATGCGTATCATTAGTTTTCCAACCTTCTCCACCAAATTGAAGTATAGCATTTGGTTGATAAGAATCATCATAAGCACTAGATACACTACCCGGTTGAGGTACTGGTGTACACCGTGCATCCATCTCATATCTAAGATTAGATTTTCCTGTACCACCAAGCATATATGAAGTCCCTTTATCAGTATCAGCAGCTGTAACAGTATACTTAGCCATACCTTCACATTTACCATCATTACTATAACCAGCTATACCAGATGTATCTACATCTTCATCAGCTTCAATAGATGTAGCTCTATTGTATGTAACAGTGGTATGGTTATCAGGATCAAATATATCTAAAGCATACTGTTTACCATATGTTATACTTCTTAATGCAATATAAGCTTCATTAGCAATAGCAGGTGATTTATCAGCTGAATCTGTTTTCATTGCAACCACTTTCTTTCTATTGGTAAAGAAAGTTGTTTCATTAATAGTGAACGGTTGTATCTCGTCAGAGTTTGTATGGATTAAATATTCTGCTAAATTTGTACCCGGAATAGCTGCATAGTCAATAGGTATCTCCACACCATCACTACATCTCCATACTTTAACAGCACCTGTAGTAGCAACTTGTCCTATATATTGTTCTCCATCATCACGATAAATAGGAAACCATTTACCAGTTGTTGCAGGTGTTATAACTTTTACTAAATCTGTACCGGGTCTTTTTATTAATCCTCTACTAATATCAGGAATGCCATTATTTAAATCAACGACCTGACCGGGGTATTTTAATTCGTCTGGTAGTTCTGATATACCTGATTTATAATTTGGGATTTGCTGGGTAATACTAGCCATTAGCGTCTAAGTGCTCTATAGGGTTGGTAAGATTGATAAGCAGAATCATCTGGCCATCCGAAGAAGGAATGATCTCCTTGATTACATTCGTATTCTATACAAGATGCTCGGGCTTGCATTTCAAATGTAGATAACATTTGTTGTAATTCTGGATTAGCTACTAATTGTACTGCAGCTCTTCCAGCAGCTTTATAGATAATATACCGTTGGAATACAGTAGGTATATCTTCAAATTTTAATAGTCTTACTACATTGAAATGGAAATAATCATCATCTGGAAATTCAAATGTATGATTTACTCTATCATATACTTTCCATTTATTATCTGTAGTATCTTTACGTCTAACAAAATCACGTGTACGATCCCATCCATCTTCCATATCCATACGGATAACGTCAGAATCAATTATAATTTTGTCATCAGAATCAGTGGTATATTTTATATGGTTTTCTCTATTGAATATCCATCCTTCATTTTGCACGTCTTGATTGCTTTCCTTTAAAAGATTGTAGACAAATGCAATTTCAGGATTATCATAGTCTAATGTTGAAATTGGAGACTGACCAATACTACCCAATATGGTATTAACTGCGGATAGTTCTGTATCGAGATCAACTGTTGTGGGAGTAGAAGTCATAGGTATAAATATTTGTGAATAAAAAAAAGGAGGGCGGTTAACCCTCCTATATAATGTTAAATAAGACTGATGTTACATCTATCTGTAGCTGTATTAGCATAAGCTAGACGTAAATTTTTTGTTACTGATTTAACAGCGGAATCTGCTTGAGCGGCTGTACTACCAGCGGCTGTAGCAGTCCAAGTTTTAGATACAGAAATACGTTGTGCATCTGTTTTGCAGATACCCGATCCGGATACTGCTGTAGCGACTGCCATTTGTTTTTACCTCGTTATGTAAGTTACTATACTACTTTACCAATTGGTCTACTAAATGTCTGATTATCATTACCATCAGTACTTACTTGTAAGCCAGATCCACTAGCTGTAGCAGTAAGTTGGAATGTATCAGCATCTACATACTTAACCCAGAAGACATCACCATCAGCAGCTGTATCTGACGATCCAGTTACTAAGGCTGTGCCTCCTTCACTATGATAAGTAAGTAAATCATTTGTTGCTAAACCATGAGCAGCCGATGTAAACACACCCGGACTAGCTTCGGTTATAGCTGATTGAGCAATTGTTAATGTAGTATAATCTGCTGCTAGCATTGATCTACCATTTTCAAGACCAACATTAGGGTCTTTAGTGGAAGAAACAACGACACCAACACCTTGACGTCTGGTAACTGTATGTTGGGTTCCCGGTACTACAGGCATAAGATTATACCTCCAGATTATTCGTTAGAGAACTCAATCGCAGCGGCTGGGTTAAGTGTTCCTACACCCATTGCTAAACGTCCGACCATTACATCACCTTGGTAAAGAACTGAGACATCTCCACCTGTTACTTGAACCTGTGGTCCAACGGCTTCAACAACACCTGCAGCATCTTTTTGATAAATCAAACCACAGTGATATTGGAAGTCACCAGAGTAATCATTGTTCTCACCAGATACTTGATTAACAGTACCAGCTAAGAATGGTAGGTTATTAGAGCGTCTGATTTGAATACCAGCAATCTCATATAGACCTTCACCAGAATTTAGGCTACCTTGTGAGTTACCAAAGTCACGGTTTAGAATGTTTGTAGATACCTGAGATACAAGAGCGTAGTACTGTCTTGGAGATAGTACAGCTGTTCTACCTGTCTTAGGTACATTCTTTTCATCTAAGATTGAAGCGGCTTCAAAGAATCCATCAACTAATGCTTGAGCATCATACTCTTTACCAGTACCTAGCTTGATGGTTGAACCACCGGGCTCAGGTCCGGGTGCAGCTGTAATAGGATGTGAAGCACGAGCTGCTAGAGCAATAGATCTGAAGACCTTTTTATCATAAGCTTCTGCAAGAGCGTGACCGATCTTAGCAGATATCTCTGATCTTAGAGAGTAGTGTGCAAGTGTCTCATCTAAGTCATATACGAAAGCACTAGAGATGAGGAGATCATCACAAACGATGGTCTTCTCTGCTACTGGTGGATCGCCTGATCCTAGAATTGGCTCACCGGGAGTATGGTAAGCGGCTTGCATACGTCCCGTAAAGATGAACTGTAATGATTTACCGTTCTTTAGGGTACGTCTTTGCACGGTATCAC